CTTCTTACGTTAGAGTCCTACCGCCGAACGACCCTGATGGTCAATTCTATTCTGAAACTTCTATCCACAGAATCAACGACAAGAACTATCATTGTCCGCGAGAGAAAGGTGGCAAGTGTCCTGTATGCGATACTTACTACGGTTTGTGGAAGCAGGTTAACGAACTTGGAAAAGAAAACCCAGCAGCTCAACCACTGATTGATACTGCTCGTCAGATTAAGGCTCGCAAGCGTTTTTATATGAACGTTGTTGACCGAAGAGACGAGAGTGTTAAGATTCTATCCGTGGGACAAAAGCTGTTCAGTAAGATTCTAGATTCATTCTTTGATGAAGATTATGGCGACATTACTGATGTTGCTTCTGGTTGGGATTTTAAAATCATCAAGGAACAAATCGGTGGGTTCCCGAACTACGACAAGTCTGCTCCTCGTCCGAAGAGCACTCCAGCAGGTTCGGAAGCTCAAGTTTCAACTTGGATGGATGAGTTGCATGATATTCATGCCCTTATCAAACTTCCTGAATACGATGAGTTGAAGTCTCTTGCTATGGAGATTGAATCTATCACTAGACCTGAACGCCCTGCGCCCACTCACGAAGATTCATCTTCCGATGACGGCGATAGTTTTCTGCAAAACTTAAAGGACGTTAACGTCTAATGGAAAAGGACCGAAAACTACGTATTCTGTGCTGCCCTGCTAACCATGGTGGATGTGCGTACTATAGAATACTCATGCCCATGAAAAAGCTGGCGGAAAAGTGCGGAGACGTAGTCGAGGTTCGCTTTGACGATAATCCTCTGGGGTACGACGATGAAAAAAGGTGTACTCCGGAGGACTTCGAATTCGAAAATATGAAGTGGGCGGATGTTGTCTTTACGCACAACATTCACTCGCGTGGAGGAGCTTACACAGTAAATATTCTAGCTAAAGCAGCTGAGCTTGGTAAGTTCACTCACTACGACACCGATGATTTATTAACAGACCTTTATACAGGGCATCGGTTGTATGATGTGTATAAAGAACAGAAGTTAGATGAGGCATCGAAGGTTCTCTATTGGAATGCGGACCTTGTTAGTGTTACTCAATCTAAGTTTGCAGAAAGAATTAAACCTTTCTGCTCAAAGGCACTCGTCGTAATCAAAAATGCTATTGATTACGACCTACCTTGCTGGAATGTTCCGTGGCAACCCGCTCCACAAAAAAGGATGACCAGAATCGGTTGGGTGGGGGGCATCCACCACGAGGAAGATGTTAAAGAGTTTAGAAGCGTAATCTTAGGGATGAACTCCAAGGTTGGAGCAGAGAACTTACGATGGACGTTCCATGGCAGACCTCCACTGAAAAAAGGAGAAAAAAAAGATTGGCAACAAGACGTTTGGGATGCATATGAGAGACATCTAATGTACGGCGTCCCAATGAAACAAAGAAAAAACATATTCTTTGGTCATGCTATGAACGGAGAACATTACGGAGTGATGTATAGAGATATGGATATTAGTATCGCTCCTCTACAAATGAATAACTTTAACGATTCTAAATCTGATATCAAATTAATGGAGTGTGGTAGGTACGGGGTTCCTCTCGTTGCTAGCGACGTTGGATGCTATGCCGAAACTATTAAAGATGGTGAGACTGGATTCCTCATTCCTGATGGAGCTCCTAAGAGCGAGTGGGTAAAGAAACTTACATTGCTTCACAAAGATAAAAAATTACGCAAGCAAATGGGAGAGAACTTACGACAAATCGTAAATGAGCGATTCAACATTAACAATCATGTAAGAGAGCGGTACCATCTGTACAAGCAACTGATGGGATACAAAGCAGAGGCTATGAAGAAACATGCAGAGCAAAGTAACAGCAATAGTTAAAACAATAGGAAGACCTACGTTACAGAAAGCTATAGACAGTGCGGAGCGTGAGGGCTTTCCTGTCGTCGTTGTCTCTGACGGACACCCTCTGTATGACCAAGAGACTGGTGAGTTAATTGTTGGTGGTGCGGATGCTGCCATTGAATTAAAAAAGAACTGGGGTTGTTACGGAGCGGTAGCTGCTAATGTTGGAGTTGCCTTAACTGAAACAGAGTATGTGGTTTTTGTTGATGACGATGATGAGCTTGCTCCAGGAGCAGGAGATATCATTAGAAATGCTATCAGCAGAGACTCTTCCGTAGATATTTGGGTACAAGGATTGTTGTTTAACAACGGAATGGAAATGTGCCTGGATAAAAGTAAAGGAGTTGTTATGGGTAACGTAGCTGTTCCTATCTATAAGGTTGATGTCTTAACAAAGAACCCATTTTCCACGGAAGTACCTCCCCATGTACAAGACTATGCTGATTTCTTCCATGTGTTATTATGCCATACAAAAGGATTTAGCGTGGATTGGCTGGGCAAGGTAACGTACTTAGTTAGACCTGAATTGGAGGGAACAAATGGAAGAGGAAAGTAAACTTTTTGTTATCAGCCCTGTGCATAATGCAGAGGAATGGATTGGTAAATGTATCGAGTCTACTAAAAAGCAGACTTATAAAAATTTTATGCACGTAATTATTGATGATGCATCTACGGACGATACATTTAAAAATGCTATTGAAGCAGTAGGGGATGATGACCGTTATATTTTAGGTCATGTGCCAAACAAATGTGGAACTCTGCATAGCCATATTCAGGGGGTAGAAAACTCACTATCTAAGCCGAACGATATTATAGTTCACTTGGATGGGGATGATTGGTTCGCACACGAGAACGTATTGCAGACGATTTCGGATAGGTACAAGGAAACAAAGTGCCTAGCGACTTATGGTAACTACAAGTGTTCTGATGGAAAAACTCCCTCAGTATGTAAACCTCTAAGCGAGACCGGTGATAACTTCCGAGAGTGGATAGTTAGAGGCTGGTGTTTCTCACAGGTTAGAACCTTCTACCGATGGATGTGGGATAAAATTAAGATGGGAGATTTCCTAGACTCAAACGGTAAATTGTTTTCTACATGTGCTGATGTTGCTATCTTTACTCCTATGTTAGAAATGGCGGGAAAAGACAGGATTGAGTACATAGAAGATGAATTAATGATATACAATTTACAAACTCCAAACAATGATTTTAAGATACACCTAGCTGACCAAGTTAGATGCGGTAGAGAAATCGCAATGAGGAAACCTTATGAACGAGTACAACAAAAATAGATGGAATATAATTGGGGACACCTTTGCGGGAGACCCATGTGCTACCCACGGCAAAGACTCTTATCATATAGAATGGTTACGTAATGGCACAGCTCCCACCAGCTTCCACGTAGACGAGGGATTGTTTCAACCTGGACCCGACTATGTACAAAAGGAAAATAGATATGGTTGGCTTTTAGAATCGGAAGCTATTATCCCCCAAGTATATGCTCACGCACCGAGTGTCCTAGACAAGTATGATTGTATTTTTACTCATAGTGAAGCATTACTTAAGCTAGACCCAAGGTTCAAGCTCGCTCCTGTCGGTACCCATTGGATTGAAGAACCCCAAATGTTTGAAAAAACTAAAAACGTTTCTATGGTATCGTCTAACAAAGCCATGGTTCTTGGTCATCTTTATAGACTAGCATGGGTAGAGAAATTTAAAAATAAGCTTGATTTTTTTGGTAGAGGTTTTAATCCTATCGAAAAAAAGGAAGAAGCTCTGAGAGATTATAGATTCTCAGTCGCTATAGAAAATTGTGCAATGCCAAACTACTTTACAGAAAAGATAGGTGATTGTTTTGCGACAGGAACAATACCTGTGTATTATGGTTGTCCTAACATTGGGGATTATTTTAACACAGATGGCATTATCATGTTAGACCATAACCTAGACCTATCTTCATTAACGGAAGAACTGTATGAATCAAAGTTAGATGCCGTTAAGGAAAACATGGAACTAATACAAAAGTATGAGATTCCAGAAGATTACATTTACGAAACTTATTTTGCGTGGCAAGACAAATGAAAAATATAATAGCTTATAGTTTGTGGGGAGATAATCCCCTTTATTTAGAAGGCGCGTTTAGAAACGTTGATTTGGTGGAAGAACATTTTCCGGGGTGGAGCATCAGGATTTACCACGACCATACTGTCCCTGCTGAATCTCTAAAAGCTCTAAGCGAACACCCTCTAGTGGAGACTGTCTCTGTAGAATCCATGAATATCAAGTATGGTATGTTTTGGAGATATTGTATCGCAGATGATAAGACCGTAGACAGATTTATAGTTAGAGACCTTGATGATAGATTAAATAAACATGACAAGGCAGCGGTAGACGAGTGGATGAAGACTGATTATCCTTACCATATCATGCGCTGTGTTCCTGTTCACAATTTTTTTGTGATGGGAGGTCTTTGGGGGGCAAAACCTAAGGAACTACCTTTCAACATGGGAGAATCTATTCGCCACTTTGAACTTTCAGCTGACGAGCATGATAAGTATCGAGACCAGAGGTTCCTAGGCGCGTACATGTA